GCGCAATTGATTCAGCAGTTGGAGAGGGCATTTGTTACGACGGAGCCCCAGCCGACGAGTTTATTCGGGAAACACACTGGCATGCGAAAGAACATCGTGAGGTTGCTGGAACTGGTGGCTCCACAGACCAGTTCAAGGACGTTGCGTTTGTAAATCCACATGTTCACAAACGTGCTGACACCGCCACCTATTTCCTTTCTGTAAAGAATCGTCTTACGCCGTCCACTCAGGCGGCTAATGCCGCCCGCAAAGATCGTTGTCGCCGCGTCGACATGTGCCAGGAGTTCGATCGTCTGGTGCCCAATTGTCCCCAATGGTCTGCAGCGAAACACGCCGAATATGTCGACCGCTCGGTGCTCGAATACACGAACAGTAGGACTGCCGCTGCCGTTCACCACAAGTTGGACAGTCACGATCCTTCTCGAACCGGCGCCGATATTGTCATTTCCCTTAAGGCCCAGGTAATTAAGAAGGATGAGAAACGGAAGAAGCAAGAGGCAATTCCCGGGCAGCTGGTCCCCGAGTATGACATTAGCCAGACGCTGAGTGATGCCCCTTACTCCCTCTTTCTTGAAGACGAACTTTTTGACGCATTTCCAAAATGTTTCCTGTTTTATCGCCGCATGAATCCTCACGACTTCGTTCGCAAATATCAGGAACGCTGGCGAGTCAACAACGGCGTTTCCTCATCCGACGTCACGAGATGGGATGTGGGCTGTGATGCTGGCGTGTTGAATTTTGACGAACATGTTATGCGGCGCTGCGGTTTTCCAACTGAGTACGTCGACCAATACGTCAAGCGCCGACTTGAATCACGGAGCCGCCATGGAGTAATGGCGACCATGCAGAATTCCGGAGACCGTTACACTTGGACGCTTAATTCTCTCCGTCGCGCCGTCGTTACCAGCTTGGTCAATAACATTCAGCCTGAAGACACCGCCGCCATCAATGGGGATGACGCTGCGATTGACCGATTCGCTTTGTCCCGAGATTTTCCTGACTCTCCGTGGCTGTTTAAAAACCTCAACGGCATGCGGGAAGAGTTTAGTGGGTTCACTCTTGGCGGCGAAAAACCAGAGTATTCGGCTACTGGCATTTGGTATCGCGCAATGATTCTTGAGTCACGTGATCCGTCTGCGTTAGACAAATGGGTGAATTATCTTGATTTGTTGTCGCTCGCCGATTTGTCCACGCCAGAAGCTTTGGCTGTCGCAAGTTTGGCTCGTCGCCACATGCCTTCCGCCCTCTTCGCCGCCAGCGTACCTCCCGCGTTGTTGCCAGTTTTAGCTGTAACACCCTTTTAATTTTGGGTTTCTTTCTCCATTTCGTTATGTTTCTTATTTAATTTCTGCTTTTAGTTTCGTTTGTTCAAACATTGTTTCCCTCTCTACCGGACCGTTTAATCCCCGGGTGAGT